GAAACAAGGGCCCTTAGCTCAGCTGGTAGAGCAACTGACTCTTAATCAGTAGGTTGTCGGTTCGATCCCGACAGGGCTCACCAAATAAACAAAGGCGTTTCGCATAGTTAGCGAGACGCCTTTTCTGTTTTTTATGCTCAAAAAGCAATAAACATGCTAACACTGTGTAATTATGACACTAAATGTAAGTGATAACATTACGGTCATTTATTGGTCAAGTAATTATTAGCAATGTTTTACGACGTTTTGTGACTCCGACTTTTACCAGACTTGAGTAATATGTGGATGTCTTGCTGTATATGCTTTTTATGTGCGTCAATGGTGAAATGCGGGGAGTAAATTGGATGGTAAAAATGCTCATTTGAGCGTCGCGCTACTGACTATAGCGCTGCTTTTATTTATCCTGGTAGCAGCCGTGCCAGGGGGTGACGGTAAATGAGAGCCGGGAGATTGTCGGCTGCTCCGAAACCCGTCATTACCTACCCGCCGCTTATTTGCTTAATGAGATTCTATCACCAAACCATGAAGAGACGACCAATTCACAGGACAGCCTGATCCCGGTGACTGTATCATTTACGCTCGGATCAATCTTTGTCCCTGATAAGGCCATAAACGCCATCACGCCAAGAGTGCTGAATGCTATTGAGACTCCAACCGGCCGGATCGCCGCCCGCAAATCAACCACCCACTGGCTCGGAGTTCCTGAGACATCCCGGTTAAAGTATTGAACCAGCGCCCCCAGGTGCTTAACAATGGCATCTATGTAAGCCGGTAATACGTCCGGCTTCGTAGTTGCCAAGGTTGACATCGTGGCTTCTGGCGTATTCGCTTCTTTCTTCAAAAACTTTTTCTTAACGAAATCGACTACTGACGGAACTACTAAACCAACCAACGCCACAATCGCATCCGGCCCCATGAATATCCTCCTTAATTATTATGTTGAAATGACTCCGCCTGCCTGCTGATAGACAAGGAGGAGAGTGTCGCTTTTGTTTTCGTGTTGTCCGTAGCCGGCACCGGGTAAGCTGGCCCATCGGCTTTTGCACTTCGTCAGGGCCAAGTAAAAACGGCCATCGTCAATGTCCGCGAGAGCGTTACATTCTTTGATTAATTGAAGGGCTATTTTATCCTGGCTCTCCGGGGAAAAATCGGGAAGGTTAAGCTGCTTTTTATAAGCGTCAAAATATTTTGCCAGGATTTGATAGCGGCCTGCCGCCGTGGAATAATCTTTTTTACCGTTACGGATAAACTCATCCTTTGTTTCATAGAGCTTTACGCGGGGATGATCCGCATATCCGGCAAACAATTTACCGCCGACCAGGACATTATAGCCGTTGTCGCCTTTTCCTTTTGTGCCTTCTGAGAAGGCGATCATGTCAAGGAATGCTTTTCTGTTTTGATTCATTTTCTATCCCTTAAATGTCTTGCTGCCCCAGGAAATAAACCCCCATAGAATTAATAAAAACAAACCTCCGACAACGATGTTACTGACGGCTTTCCCGCAGTTTGATTTCCAGCTTTTTGAAAAGTTAATTAATCCTTCCAAAAATTCATGATGTTGGTAATGTTTCTCTCTATCAATATAAAAGTCCTTCATCTCTGCTTTCATGGCTTCTGTAACGGCTTTTTTTACGAGATCGTAGTCCATGCGTCCCCCCATAGGTTTAGTGGTAAGTAATATATACACTAATAGTTAGTCATTTCCAGCATTATTATCCAGAAATTCGTTAAGCTCCAACATATTTCCCCGCTGTGTCCTTCTGGTATGGAGTATCATCCTGAAATTTTGAGGAAGAGCCTTTTGAATGATTTCGTTTTCAATCGCTTTACTGTCAATAACCACGCCCTTTTCTGCGGCCTTTGTGATGGCCTCGGCAAAGCCCTCAGCATTGCCGGCCTTTAAAGATTCGATTGCCTTATCAATATATCGCTGCTGTAGCTTCGTGTATTTATTTCGTTCATAGGTGGCAATACCCTGTACGTCAGCAAGCTCCGATTCCCTGACGGGCCTGAATCCTGAAGCCTTTGTTATTACGTCTCCCGCCGTCGCTTCGTACTTGGCCCTATCTCGATGATACGGATCAGTAACCTCCATGCCATTTGCAACGGTTTCAACTGCTGTTAGCAAATTGCCAACGGACGGAGCCAGTGATTTAACAAATTCTGATTTGTCGCCCGCCTCCATAATCTTCTTTGCGTTAAGAAGAGTTCCGGACGTGGGGCCGAGCAGATCAGTCGGGCGCTTCGGAATAATGTCACCCGTGCCGATCCTGCGGGAAACGTCCACGTTCAACGCTGATGCAACGCCATACATGGCAACCCTGGCAGCAGCCTTTTTCGCTTTATCGTCACCCGCCCACTTCATGAGAGCTTCTTTAAGTTCGGTTAAAGGATTGACGCCAGTGATCCATTCGATCAAATCAGAAAGGCCCTCAATCATCGGTATTCCCGCCGTTCCTGCCAATAGAAGAGTGGGAATCCAAAACTTGATGTTCTCGACGCCTTTAAGCCCGGTGATAAACTCCATCTGCTTGATAGCGTATGGCTTAAATTGCCCAAAAAACCGGCCTGCGGGGTTTCGGAAGATCATGGAAGTATCGGCAACGCTGTAATCAAATTGTGTCTTGTCGATGATCTGGCGGGCATATAAGCGGGCCTCCTGGGGACTCATGTCACGCGCCAGACCCGTGTTGTATGCGGCCAATCCTGAAATTGCACGGTTAAGATATTCGGCCTTTCTAAAGAAATATAGAGACGCATTGACGGCGGTTCCCCCCTTGTGAATGGCGGAGTATCCGCCGGTATCCGTTAATCCTAAATCATATTTAATACCCAGGCGTCTCAGTAACGCCCTATCTGACGCGGTCAGTCTATTGGAAGTCACTTTGCCAAACGCTGATGCAAATTCAGTAACCGGCAACTGTGAAAATGTGTTGGTAAGTTGTATCATATTCACAACGCCCGACGAAAGATTAAACAGGCCGAGCTTTAATATGGCCGTAACGTGCATGAGTTTATTGACCATCCAAACTGCTGGCCTCTGGCTGCTAACATGGCTTGCAAAGAAGGGAGCTTTCATAATCGAAGCGTTTAAAAAGTCCTCAATCATTCCCGGCACTCCATTGAGATCATTAATATAATCTTCGATGTAGCGGGCCATGTTCTTATCACGCAAAGATTGATTAGCTCTTCCCAATTCCACACCGAAATCACGCTCAAATTTCGGAATGGCGCGGGCCTTGAAATCATCCATTGCGATATAGCGGGCAACACCATTGTAGTATTCTGTGAATATGTCCCTCAGATTTTCGACGCGGAATCCAGTTTGTCCTTTACGCTTCATCAGATTGCCCAGGAAACGATGCCGGTTTTTACGGCGGGCAATCTCTTTCACCATGTCGTGAGCTTCGTCCCTTGATATGGTGAAGTCTTTTTCCACATTTTCAACCATCTTAAAATAAGAGGAATCTTTCAATACAGTCCGGGCAACCATATCATCAGGCATCCTGAAAGCCTTGGGCTTAATGATGTATTCTTTTTGAGGATCAAGCGAGTTAGCAAACTCCGTCGCCTGCTTCAAACTGCGGAACGTGCCGACAATATTCTCAGGAACTTTTACCGTGGATGGTTCGCCGCCCTTTCCCGTTACATCCTTATCCACCATTTCATAGACATTCCAGTTTTCAAATAGATGGGGGACATGGCCTTTAAGCCCCTGCATTGTTTCAACATTCGCGCCGTATGTTTTCCGGTGCATCCGCATCATGCGCCAGGCTTGTTCGTGAAACTTCCTGTGGGCAAGATACGCCACTTTAACGGCCTCAGAAACGCCCATCTCTTCGAGTTCCGTGGCGGAATAGTTCACGCCCTCAGCGTCGCCCATCCATTCCAGGGATTCAAGCTCTTTCATCTGATCTTCATTGAGTGATCCGAATGTCTCAGCCATCTTGTCGTTAATGATCCCGCGAAGCCGCTCCTGCTTCAATATGGCGTTTTTACCATGAACGACATAATACCTCGCCTTTCCGGGGATCGTGCCAGGAGAGAGCAACACGGCGCGAAGAAAGCCCAAATCTGTTTTGGCTTGCTTGACGCTTACGTTGTTAGCAGCCTTGGGGTTAATCTTATCCATCAGCTTGCGTGTGGCGTTCACGATCTGCGGCCCGCCGAATATCTGTAGGTCAATGCTGCCGCGCTGATTCTTGATAGGGTTCCCGCTATCAATGGCAACGATGGGCTTTGCCTTGGTAATGTTTCCGATCAATTTTTCTGCTGCTGCCTGATCCGTGGGGATGAACCAACGAGTATTGTAATTGATCTGCTCAGCATAAAGGCCGTCCGCACGATAGTTCTGCGCTGATCCGTAATCAATATCCATTACCTCAATACGGTTTTCGCTCTGGACTTTCCGGCGGGCAAGTTTCCATCCATTTGCCAGAGTTACAACAGAGTTATGCTCCAGGATTCCATCATAAACCTCATTAGGAGAGGCTTTAATGTTTCCGCCGGATACTTCAACTTTTCCATTGCCATCTTTGCCGCTTGGTTCAGTGGCCTCTTGTTTTGCGGTAACATTTCCTCGGTCATCTCTGATCTCCTTTAATAATGGTATCAAATCTTCGATTTTATCAACTTGCCCGGTCAGCGTTTTTCCGGTTGTCGGGCCTGTCTTGTCAATAATAATGATCTGATTACCAAAAGTAGTGCCGTACTTTTTATACTCGTTACCATTAATGCCGATGTTAGCACGGACATTATACACCTTTTTTATATCATTCCACCAGGGATTAAATGTCGGCTTTCCCTCGGCCATGCCCTCGCCAACAATAGCCACCAAACGGCCACCTTCTTCCAGCCGGGAGAGGGCTTGGCCAATGTGCAGGGTTGCGTTCATGGTTTTGCGTTCGCCTTGCTTACGGCCTGCCGTGGAAGAAAAAGGCGGGTTCATGATAACAACCGACGGCTTCACGTCTTTGGGCAAGATATTATGAATTTGTTCAGCGTTCTCTCCGAATACCTGGTCGAATCCCATTTGTTCGAGAATCTTTTTTCTCCGGGAAGAAAGCTCATTGACGTTAATCTTCTTTGCGGTTCCCTTGGCAAAAGAAGCGATCCCGCCAATACCGGCCGATGGCTCGAATACATCATCTTTCTTTGTGATGTTAGCAACCCAATTCACGGTATAGGCCAAAGGCGGGGGAGTGGAAAACTGCTGAAACTCGTTCATTTCTTCCGTACGAGTGGTCTGTGTGGGTACGCGATCAATAAGAAGCTTGAGGGCCGATACCGTGTCCTGGGCGTCCACTTCATTCGCATGAATGTCAATTTCTTTGACTCCGGCAATGTGTTGATTAATGCCCATCTCCATAGCGTCATGAGCATCCTTGGGCGTGTATTTGCCTTCTGATTTTCTTCCGCCATAGGCCGCGTCTGCGATATCCCACAAATCTTTTTTGGTGATGGATTCGCCCTCATCAAGACGCTGTTTAATAAAATATGCAATCCGAGCTTCCGGGATCAAAGCGGCTATTTTTTTGCTTTCTTCAAATTCTTCCTTAGTCACGGCGGAGGGTTTATGTTCTTCTTTAACCTCTGTAACCGGCGCTGGTAAAGGGTTTGCGGGATCGACTTGCGACGTTTCCCCAGGTTCAACGATCTTCGGCGGGGCCTTATCTTCCTTCACCTGAGTAATTGCTTTTTTTGAATATTGCGCTGACGGCTTCGTTTGGTCGCCGTTTTTCAGCCATCCCTTAAAATCATCAACGGACATTTCCGTAATATTCATAATCCGATCTTTACCGGATTCATCGTAGTTCTCTAAATAACCCTGCTTTGCTTTTTCTTTGGAATCAAACCCGAGCATGACCTTGTGCTCATCGAAAGCGCCGCCGACGCTATCCTTCTGATCGACAATAAAAACTTTGTCGTTCGCGGATTCTTCGGGACTGATAAACACGTCAACGTGATCGCCATCATTCCCGGTTGTCTTTTTGATATATCCGTAATGGTGCGCTAACTCCGTTTCCCACTCATTCCCGTGTTCATCAACACCCTTACGGATGGAGCCCGCCGGGTTTTCGATGGATATGTCAAGGCCCTGAAAGTCAACATGACCTTTTTTGTAATTGCCCGCCTTCTGTTGTGCAGGTGTCGGCTCAGGGATGTTATTTGTTGGTGATGTTGCTGCTTCGTTCGCGGCTGCTGCAATCTCTGTATTTGCCTCAAGCTGCTCGACCTGCGGAGTCAGCGTTACTTCTTTTGTCCCGTCCTCTGTTATCGCTGCTGAGGGCATCGTGGGAAGAGTGGCGGGCGTTTCTGTTTGAGTTTCTTCTATGGGCGTAAGGGTAACCGGGGCAGGGGAGGGCGTCACCTGCTGAACCTCAGCCTTTTGCTTATCTATATAAGCTTGTTTGTTCTCTTCGCCTTCCTTAAGGATACCCTGGGTTTCGGCTACCTGCCGCATGGTCGGAGATTGCTGAGCCGGGGCCGGAGCGCCGGGCGCTGCCGGGGGAACGGAGCCACCTGTCTGCTGCGTGTTAGCATCCTGAACGGGAACAACGCCGGGCACTGCCGGTTTTCTCCCACGAATAGAAAAGAGTCCGCCGGTGACTGCGCCAACGGCTGCGGATTCCAAAACATCCCCGAGCTTAACCTCTTTGCCGGAGGACGTTGACGAGATTATTTCCTGCCCGCCTTCCTGGGTTCCCTCCATTGCCATTGATGTTAAGGTATGCTTTAACTGCGAACCTTTTTCACCAAACACGCCGAGCTTATTGGTTACGGCAAGGAGAGGAACATTGAGCCAAAAGGTCTTGGTTGCCGCTGTTTCTGCCCTTGAAACGTCTTTGGCTTCGCTCAGAACGTCTCTATATACTTGCCCGGCCTCTGTCATGGCCTCCATTACCGCCGCCGTTCCTGAGCCAAACCACGAAGCCAAACGGGGGGAAACTTTCGCCAGGACGCCAGCGCCTTTTACCACGCCCATACCCGGAACAAAGAACGTAGCCATTGAGCCGATACCGCTTGTCAGGCTATCGCTAAAGTCATGTTCTTCCGGGGCCAGGTCTTGACTCCATAGCTTAGCCTGGTTTGCAAGGTCTTGGCCTACCGCGCCATTGGTGAGCCATTCGAGTGATCCGGCCATGCCCTCGACTGTGCTAACAGCACCCGAGATGATATTGTTTCTTGTGCGGTCTGTGCGCCGATATGCTTCGCCCTGGGGATTGACGGCCCGTAGGTAAGACTCTTTCGGCATACCCTTCTGACGCGCCTCTAAGCGAATCTGAGCGTCAGCAATGTCAGCCGGGGCCATTTGGCCAGGGGCGTGCGGGCTAATAAAGTCCTTGACTGTTTGTGTGGCTTTCTCGAAAAAGGTTTCTTCCGGAGCCTGGGAAATTACCGGGCCATCATCTACCGGCATCAAAGTAACCGGCTTATCGTCCACGGGGATTAATGTAACTTTCTGAGACATCTATTCCCTTTCTATTGTACTTTAAATTTCTTGCCGTTGATTGTGGCTATGCCGTTTGTGACGGTGTATGTTTTTCCACCTACAGTAACGCTCTTCCCGTCTTTGCTCAGTGTGCCTGATTGCTGCTGAGCTCCGCCCTTAGCCGGGGCCGGGGCTGTTGCGGGTGCGGGTGACGCTCCGCCTCTCCATGGCTTGCCGGTCTGTTTCTGATATTCTTCCTTGTAATACTCCAAGGTGCTATTAAGCTCGTCTATGGCGGGGTCTTTTTTGCTCTTCATTGCTGCTAACACCTGCGGGTCTTTTATGGTCGCTTGAATAATCGCATCGGTCAGGCTTGCATCTCCGATCCGGCTTGCGATCTGTGCGGCTGTCGTCCGAATGTCTTTGACAACATCCTGTTCTTTGCGGGGCTTGCCGCTGCCGTCAGCATTAGGGCTAAACTTCGGGCCTTTGCCAACTTCTACCCATTCCTTGCCATTCCATTCTTGGGTGACGTTGTTCTGACCGTTCTGCACGGTTCGAGTTTCCGGGGCCTTTTGGGGCTTGCCTTCGCCAATTTTTACAACGGTCTTTTTATAAATATCGCTGTCCGGGCCTCCCTCTATAGCTTTCGACAAATCAGGTAAGTAGGTATGATAAACATACCCGTCCGACGCGGCCACGGTTGCCCATCCATCTTTTGTGGTTGCGTTGAAGGTCAGACCTTTGAATTTTTGTAGGTATTTATTATCCCCCTGCTCGCTTTCAATTTTGAGCATTTGAGTTGCGGCAATAGGGTCTTTTTCTGATACCTTGACGATATTGGTAAATGTTTTTTGGGCATACTCCTGTGCGGCGGCATCGCCAGCCTGCTTTGTTGTTGCTGCCTGCGCTTCATTCGCCGATGCTTCCCTGTTAGCATCCCACTCTTCCGATCCGGCCATTTCCTGTCCCATAGCATAGGCAAGGAATGGTTTTGCAAAACCGGAATCCTTCATTACTTGACCAATCATCTTTGCCCGCTTTTCGTTTGGATTATCCTTTATTGGTGCAAAAAGTGATCTCAGAGTTGACGCATCTGTTATTGTAGTCATAGGCGATAGCTCCTTTTAATTATGATCTTTCTAGCGGGTTTTTAAGGCTTGCGCCCCTGCTTGTATCCATATAGGTAGGCAAGCCCCGCCGAAGTGTTTGTAAGATTATTTGATAGATTATTGAGAGAATCTATCTTGCCTTGCCACGTCGCCAATCTGCTGGAATTTTTAATTTGATCTGAAGCGGCAAGTGAGGCCGTCCCTTGGTTGGCAACCTGCGCCGCCATCTGTGACTTTTGCATGGCTATCGCGGAATCTGCGTTTTCGGAATTTTCGAGCGTAGTCAATGCGTTCAGCCAATAAGTACGATCCGTGTTAGCAAGTTCTTCTTTGGCAAGCGTGGACTGTCTTGCAATATCTTCATCCATTGATACCTTTTCGCTATTAAGGTCAGACATGGTATCAGCATACGCTTTCGAGCCAAGCATTCCCTTAGCCGCAAGGGATTCTTCATTAGCCGTCCGGAGTTTTGAAAATTGCTTATCGGTGTCTTTGTGCATCGCATCGGAGTATGTCGAAGCATACTCTTCATATGCCGCAATCCTATCTTCAGGCGTTTGAGAAAGGTTTGCGAGAAGTTCTTTTTTTAATGAAGCTATTTTTGCTTGTTCGGCCTTTTGTTCTTCGGTAAGGTTTTCATGATAAACATAAGCGTTTTTGCTTGCATCCCACACCTGCGAGCCGGTTAAATTTCCATCGGAATCGTAGGAGTAATAATCGGCAGGCATGGACGTTTGGGTGCTAACGCCCTTGCCTGCTTGACCAACCGAATATAATGACACGGCCCCTCCTACCACGGCGGCACCTATAACTGCTGCTGCTACTACTGACATATTTCACCCTCCTTAAAAATAATTGTACCCGGAAAGCTATTTTCTGAAAGTCGAGCGGCCTCTAATCTATCCAGGTCTGCGGGGGTACACTCAAAAAGCGTTTCTTCTAAAATGCGAATATTTCTTTCATTGGTTGGATTAGCATGAACGGAAGTCCAGAGTGTGTCCTCCAATGCGATACCGGCCTTTTTAACGCCAGGCGGAGAAAAGAGGGTGCAAGGTGCGACGATCCGTCCGGCTTGCCCATGTTCGTTAATTACTGACATGGCCCCTATCGAAACCACATCCATTGACTCATATTTATGAACTATCCCCGTCATTAATGTTCCTTTCGGTATCAGTATTTCCCGGAGATAAAGGCCATCGGCAAAATAATGTTTTACCGGAATCTCTAACTGTGGAAGTGCTTTCATCTTGGCTTCGAGTTCATCAATTCTTTCCCTAAGCGAAAGCGGCGCTACTTCATTTTTCATTTGATCCGCTACAATGATTTCCATAAGCACACCTTTAGAAACATAATAACATGCTAATAGCGTGTATTACAAACACAAATTTAAGATGTTTTTAATTTTAACGACTTCACCAATACATAATCAGGCTTAGGGATGACTTTCTTGATGGACGTTACTTCCTCGCACGACTTAGCCATCATCCAATCATATCCTTCAGGTAGGCCAACAGTAACAGGTACGGTGGGCCATGCCCCTGTTGCTTCTTCATCAATACAATAATCTTCGTTAATTACTTGCAATAACGATTTTCCGGCAACCGCATTCATTTCTCCCAATTCTTCAGGTGATGGATTAATGCAGATAATCTCGTTATTCTCTGGATCATATCCGCTAAACGGATGCGGTACAACGTCAGGATTGCCGCCGTTACCCATACAGGGATGATCGGGGGCGGCCCATAAAGAGATGATATTTTTAGTTATCTTATTTCTTAAAACAAAAATCCAGAATACCTCGCCGGACGATGTAACGTATCGCTGGCGCACGTAAAACGTGCCGGTTCCTACAACAGTAAGCCTTACGGTTGTTGCGTATTCTGTGCCAAAGGAGTACAGGTTATCGTAACCAGTAGCTATTGAATATGTTGCACCTTGTGAAAAACCTACAGCCTTGCACTGTGGGTAAAATCCATATTCGCCGCCGGGCAACGTCATTGTGCCAGTGGCTGTGGCCGATACTTCGCCCGAACTTGTTTTTAATTTGCTTTGAGACACAGCAGCAGCATCTATTGACCATGTTGCGCCAGTGCCGGAAACCGTAATGTCGCCTTTGTCTCCATCGGTCAGACCCACCACACTTTGCCCCCACGCACCGTCTCCTCTGAGAATTTTGCTCGTATCATTAGGCGCTTTAGGCACAAAACCATGTTTGGTTGTCGATACATTATTTGTTGTGTTATCTGCCAGCGTTAAATCTGCCTCAACGATGGCCAGCAATGCTTTCACCTGTGCGACGGTAAGTGCGGCAATATTTCCGCCCACGATCCGGCCCAAAAGAGTACCTTCTGACATCGTTACCGCTGCCGGTGTGCCGCTGGTAGTAGCTGCTAAAATAGTGTGGGCAGTGTAAAGCGATAAAGCCAGCAATCCCAAATTTGTGGAACTTAATTTCCCGACTGTAATCCATGCCGTGTTAGCAGCGTTTCTTATCTTCAATAGGTCATTTCCCGTGTCTGCCCAAAACTGGAAGGCATACGGGTTAGTTGGCGCGGTATTCCCCGCACTGTTTGTGACCAGCGCCTGAATTGCTGCATTAATCGCGGCCCGTACTGTTAATCCGGTATTGGCGTCAGCCGTTGTGATATCAAAATCATGCTGTGACATTGTATTACCTCCTGCCTAGTTTGCTAATGATCGAAAATCCCGATAGTTCTATTGGGCCAATGGTCGAAGAATTTGAAAATCTAATTTTCATTATTTTGCCCCGCCCGAACAATGGTACGCGGATAACATCATAAGGAAGAATCCCGTCTAAAGGATCTATGGCGTTAAAATCCTGAAGCCCATCAACAAGAACCTGATCAGATGACAGTTTAAAACTCGTTACATTCTCTGCCATAGCGTAACGAAGGTCATACTGAATTGACATGCTGATCGTAGCGTCCAGCTTGGGACGGGCCATTATTTCCAAAACCTGCGGATAAGCATATTCAATATCGTTCTTCGCAACCGAAAGCCATGCCGTGTCCCAAACATATTCAATATTTGATCCATTAAAACCCCAGGTTGAATCGTAGGCATATAGATTTCCCGTGCCGGTAATATACAGGCTACCGTCCGTTGTCGTGAAAAACCAATTAACATCAGCCCCCACAATTTTAAACCATGCCTTCCAGATGTAGCTATAACAATAAATCGTGCCTCCAATCAGGAAGAGAAGCCATCCGTATTTACGATAATGCGCGGCGCAAATTACCCCATAAGTGCTGATGGCAATTCTTAGAGTTGGCTCTATCGACTCAGAAAGCGAACTCATGTTTAAGCTGCCTGTTATTGCCGCCTGCTTTAAATTAACAACGCCCTGCGATGTCATTATCGCTATATCAGTTCCAAGAGGCACGGAAACGCCCGTACCAACAGCTCCGATGCCGTCTATAAGTTGCACAAGTTGAAAATCGCTCGATGTCCCCGATGGTGTTGAGCCGGAGTAAATGGCAATATGATTCTTAAAGATGAATACCAAAAGATCAATGTAAGTGATTATATCAACTAATTCATCGCCTTTTTTCAAAACGTATTTAAAATCAATATAGCCAGAACCCGCTCCCGTATAATCTTCCGGGGCATTTAGGGCGGAGTGGTAGGCCATCATCTTATCAGTGCGGTCTAGCATCCACACCCTATTTTTATGCACATGAGACATAAAGGCTGTGGCCGGAGGCGATCCGCCAAGGGTGCTGGCAGTCGCCCCATCATATTTCATTGGTGCATTAACTCCGTTAGTCATGATAAGCAGGTCGTTGATCTGAGAGTAGAATACTCGCGCACCCGTATCCAGCCCGGTTTTAATAACTGCTAACACACCATCATTGTCATAATATATTTTTCCGCCGCCTGCGACAACGCGCGTTTTAGTGCCATTTGATTTTACATATTCAACGCCGGTCGTGAGAGTTTCGGAAACCGTTTCGGAAATGATGCTTTCATATCCTGGAATTTTGCAGACAAGGCCACTTTCCCCGACACAGCAATTTTGCATGAGCATTGAATATTTGGAAGGCATGGCGTTAAAGGGATAGATTGATGCTTCGCCGCCCGATATATTATTGACTGACATCGTGACTGATGTTCTGCTCATTTATATTGCCTCAATATCACCCCAATTGCTCTCACCTTGATTTTCGCCTATTAATGATAATTTCGCCTGATAAAGAGAAAGAGCAGTTTGAAAGTCCATACCCTCAGCGTCCGTCGCCAAGAACATTGCCGCCAGAAAAAGGGTATCTTCATCTAAGATAATTTCGTCACCATCGGCCGTTAGTCGTTTCGGTTTTTTAAGCGCTTCTGTGTTTACAGTATAGACAGCGTCGGGGGTGGGACATACTTCTATTAAGATGGAAGTTCCACCTGTTCGTGAATAAATTCTGTAATACAATGGCCGGCCAGTTGTTGATCCGTAAGCTCTTTTTATTCCACGAAATTCACTATCAGTTTTGTGAATGATCGGATCGCTATCTTCAATTTCAAGGTTACGAATCACATCAATTTCATTGCTGTCTGCTCCCGTGATGGTATAAAGGGCATCTCCGATTTTCGTGTCAAATGATCCATAAACCTTTAATTCATCCCAAACATAGCTTTCAGGGAGTAAATTTCTTTGCGCGCTGTTCAGGCATTCAAGCATAATAGCAGCGTGAGGCTCAGTTACTCTGCCTGCCTGAGGGAGTCTTAATTTTCGCTGCATCCTTTTGACTAATTCTAACGCCGTTGCTGCCATATTAATATGCCTCCACTGTGCCTGTGATGCTGCCCGCTGCCGTCGCTGCCGAACCCGTGCCGACAATTCCGCCGCCGCTAATAAAAGAAGTAGAAGCGTCAATCTGATCCGCTGCTTGACGGGAAGATGCAAGTATTCCATACGGACGCGCTGCGTCATAAACAAAGCATTCTTCATGAGCGATAAGTTCTCTGGTGGAATAATTAATCAAGGCATCAACACAAACTCTTTCGATTAGCGTATAATCAAGGCTTACATTTTTATTCGCCAGTATTCTTAGATTGTAGTGGAGCAATTCTGTGTTGTTTTCTAGCTTTCTGATGTTGTAAATACCCGTGATTATATCCGATACGATACCCCGAACGCTGTGATGGAAATAAAGCGAATCATTGGCCAAAACCCTGATACAGTAATCAAGCCGCTTAACCTTATTCGTGAAAATGCGAATAGAATAGTTGACTGACCGCACGGCCGGAGTTAAGGCACGAATAGAATAATCCACTTGCTTTACTGAGGAGACAGTAAGGAAGAGCAGTTTATCCCAATCAATAAGAGCACTTATATTTGATACATCGTCAAACATTATTCAGCCGTGTCGCCCTCTAAGGTAATCTGAAAATAGTTATCGTCTTTAGCGGCACATGACGCCGGAACAATCCGCTTCGCCCAAATCATATATAGACCACCAGCCGCGATAGTTCCAAGATCAAGCCCTACTGACTTACTGGCGCATGTAGAAAAGCTTATCGCTGTTGGTGCTGTGCTCTCGCTGGAGATAGTCTGCTTGCTATCACCACTTGACGATTCTTTCCCGATCTCAACCGAATCGCCGCCAGGGGTATTGGTGCTAATCCAAAGTTTGGCATTTTCGAGTGAAAGAGAGCTATGATTATTTTTGACAAAGAAGGCTCGGTATTCTGTATCTCCTACGGCGCTTTCGTCTCCCGTAACCTTATCAAAAAGATTATGCAGGGTACTGTCAATAATTTCTACTGATGAGCAAACGCCGCCAAGAGAAGCAGCCGGATCAGAATTGCTTGCCCCACCGCTTAAGTAAAACTTTATATCTGTTGATTGAATAGCCATTCCTGGCCTCCATTAAATGATAATCTGAAATGGATAGCGCATTGAATCAAAAGGAACTAGATCATAACCTTCTGAGTCTTTGCGAGCCACTTGCTTGAATGAAGTAGAAACCGCCTCTTGAAGCACCCTTAAAACGCTCTCAGGAACGGCCACGGGCTTATCTCTCTGTATGACATAAGTGTAACCGCATATCCCGATTTTAATGTCCTCACGGTCAAGCTCAGACGAAGGAATCATAATTTTATATTTCTTCTGAGCATCAAGCTCGTCCTTAACCTGATTAACGTCGTCTCCGCCTTCTTTTGCGGTTACTTCACCTTTGTTATTCTCTCCTAATTTTGGGGCCATGTTAGCATTTCCTTTCTGAAATTTGATTGTGATGCACGGGCCTAAAGAAATTATTCAGGCCCGTGCGTAAATAAATTATCTAATTGCCATGTAAGCAATCGTTTCGCCGGATACGTTCAAGTCTGTATCGGCCCCCAGGGTAAAGCCTGCTACCTTGCCGCTAAGACGATTTGCCGGTTTTGTTGCTACCGATGTCGTAGCAGCCGTGGAAACCGTTAAAGATGTGGCGCTTGCTATGGCGGTAACTGTCAATTCCTGCCCGTCTGCTAACTTCACCACGTCGCCAACGACTAACTCCGTAAGGAACAAGGTATTTGTCCCCGTGAGAGTGGCGCTTGCCAAAGTAGCCGCCACTGTGCCGGTAAGCTGTGCGCCAGCCACCGATCCCGGAAATTCCGAAATACCCAACGAAGAAAGAAGCTCTGCGGAGTCGCCAAGCGAATAAACATTGGTGTAGGTCACGGTAAGGTGCGCCGCGTCCAGTTCGTCAGTGCTGGCATCAAACGGTGTCGTTCCGGCTGCTACTGCCACCCGCGCATAACCAATCGCGACGTTGCTTGCCGGTGTCGCGGGAATAGCTGCATTACCCGCACCCGCTGCTGTCGTTCCCTTGGTGATCGTGGCCGTGCCATTGGCGGCAAGGCTTAACAGATAAACGGCTTCCTGGACTGACGACGCATTAGCCGCTATATCCATTGAGGTTGCCGTAAATGCTACCTCAGCCGTCGCCTTGCTGTAATATAACCCGGCAATCATGAAGATCACCGTGTTGGCGATCAGGAGTTTCGCTTTAGAAGCTGTTCCAATCGCCAGGCCTGCGCTTGCCAGGGCGCGAGTGCCGGAGTTGTGTTTTAATCCCGATCCTGCGGCCATTCCCTTGAAATATTCAAGGCCGCAAAAAAGTTTTCCTGCATCGTCCTGGTTGAAAAGTTTAACGTATGAAGGAACAAAACCGCATTCAACATTGAGGTTTGCGCCTGTTCCTTCGATTGTTCCGACTTTGATAAAATTGCTGTTCATCGTTTCCTCCTAACTGGCTTGATGATCCTCCCCGGATTTCTCCGGGGAGTGGTTTAAGTGATTGATAGTTTACAAATTACGCGGTTACTGCTGCCTCGATTCGGAGCATCCACAAATCATTGAGGATAACCGTCTCCGTGTAGCCCTTCCATCCGATAGTGCCTTTCTGAGCCAGGGGATCGGCTACCGAGGCTTTCGGGTTGGCAACATAGGTGCTAACACCATTCTTTCCCGCTAACGGGACAAGGCCGTATGCGTCCTTACCGAAAACGAGCAGGGGATAAACGTCGGAGTTCGTGCCGGTCGTAGAAATGGTCAGGCCCTTTGTCGTGCCTGCGTCCGCCCAGGGAGTGAGATTATTATCCAGCACGAAACGGAAGAGGCCGCTTGAACCGATTTCTCCGTTCATGATTCCCGACTGATTCGGGTACTTCTGTACCGAAATCCAATCCGCAATCGCTTCCAGGTCGTACTTCAAATCTGAATGGCAAACGACGACGAAGCAGGGCGGAACCGGAACGGTGGAAATATCCGGGCCTGCCTTAATGAAGCCCGTTAAGGGTTTTGCGTGCTGGCGGAGCAATGCTCTTTCAGCTCGCCGCAGGGTAGGCTTGTCAATTACCGCATTCACGGCTGCGCGAGACGTGCCGGTGGTATAAAGAACATTCGTGCCTGCTTTGAGTTTTCCGGCGCGAAGAATGTCGTACGTCTCTTCTGCCTGCTCTCCGAGAACGTCAGTGCTTTCCTGCAAAATCGGATCTTCGTGAGTGTCCAGAATAACATCAGTCAACCATATAAAATCGCCATACTGCGCGACGTTGGCCGTGATGTCCGTTTTGGTCATGGTCTTACCTGTCGGGGTTACGCCTTCCTGTAAGGGCGTCGTGGCCGGTGCTAACTTGTTGTACCGGCGGAATTTAACCGTCAAAGAGCTTTTGGTGGGAAGTTCGCGTATCTGGCCGAACTGTCCTAAAATGTTGTTCGTCTTGGCTCTTTCGAGCAAACGACGATCTGCGTATGCTGTGGTGCGTGCGGAAATGTCACTGGAAATCATATTGAATCCTCCATGTAGTATGTTAATTAATAGCCAATAGTGTGTATTTTATCCCGTCCCGATACCCTGTTTCTTTAGAATATCTCCGGCCCCTTCCCAATCGTAGTTTTCAGGATCGGCGTTTTTCTTCGCCCCTGGAAATGCGGTCGATCCTCCGCGTAACGTCTGAGAATTTGCTAACTTTGCGTCACGTTCCTTTTTTTCTCTGTCTCTGATTTCGGGAACCTGAGAGGATGCTTTTTCTTTTTTATACTCTCCGACGGCCCAAATAATATCATCAGAGTCAGGAGAGTCTAGCGCCGCCGTCCTTAAGCCGGGACGTTGCTTTTCAGCCCACGCCCAATACGCTTCACTCTGAATTAACGAGTCAAAATCAGAATGGACTTCAAGAACTTTCGGCTTGACGTTTTTATTAAAATTGTCAATCAACGACTGCTTATGATCCTGCTCAGTCTTTTTGGTTTTCGTTTCCTCGAACGATACAAGCTTTTCTTCCAGAATTTTATTCTGCTTAATGATCGGATCAATAAGCTGTTGAAGCTCCGGGTAATCTTCGTAAACTCTGGTTTTGATGGCATCAAGATCATCCTGGGCATCCTGTACGGCCTGCTTCGCCTCAGCGACTTCCGCCTGGGTCGCGCCGCCTTTTTGAAGTTCATCAATCTTTTTTGCGAGTTCTGATTTTTCACTTTCAAGACGGTGAGCATACGCCTTGGTATCATCAAGTGCTTTTTCCATCGACTTAACCGTTCCGTATTTTTCGCTCTTAACTTCCCCGGCCTGCTTGGGTTCGATAACACCAACGTCCGATGCCCCTTGATTTTCCGGGGGTAAATCATTCTTTGCGTTATCATCGACGGTCGCATCCTTCTCTCCGTCCTCTTGTTTTTTAAGCTGCTCCCATGTTGCATCATACTCGCGCTGATCTTCGGCTACTTCTTTCTGTGTGCCTTCGCCCTGTCCCTTAATCTCTTCGTTATTAGCCATCTTTTGCTCTCTCCTTTGCGAAGCCTGCTAACAGGTAATCCGCTGCTTTATTATTAGACCAGGCCGCTTAACGCGGTAACTGATCCGGTTCGTTGTCTAATATTTCCTCAGTTTCATCGGCGTCCATCATGTCCATGATTGCGGTAAGTGCTTCAATGGCCCCTTGCGCCCTGAATATTTCAGTTGGATTAACTGACGTATTTGTAATTTTATTATAAATATATCGCTTTTCCTGTATCTCTGAGTATAGCGCCTTGACTGCTGGCGAATGTCGAATGTCTGCTAAACTCATGCTACTAATGCCTCATCAATGGTGGCCTGCTCCGGCTGTGTCTGCTCAGCAGCAGCGGACTTACGGACACGTTGCCCGTTAGCGCCTGTATTTTGTTGACGCGCTGCCAACTCAGCAAGTTCGTTTGTATCGGCGCTAGGTGTAATTTTCATCATGGCTAAGACCTGGGCCTGCTCGGATCGCGCCAGGAACGGGTACAGTCGATCAATGTCAACCATCTCGCGCCAATCAGTGTCGCCACTGCCCATCTTGGTCATGGTTTCCATGATCTCTTTGATTTCATCGTCGGAGCGCATAACGTCGCGGGTTTCAAGTATGTCAGCAACTTGCTTGATGAGCTTCGTTCTATCCATGAAGATAGCATCTTCTTTACTGGCCGTGATCTGCATAAACTTCATCAGATTTTCCATTTTCAATTCTTTGGCTATGAGGCTATCCGTACCCGTTGCTTTTGTCTTAATGGGCAGGGCAGGTTGGCCCTGCATCGGCGCAAAGTTCTGGAACCAGGAATTGAATGCCTCAACAATCGGCTCAGTCCAATAAATGTCGATATTTTTGACAACCGTTTTCAGGTTGATATTCGCCTGTGTCATGAGCATCGACATACCTGACGCGGTTTTATTTAAGAAATTGTTTTGCTCCCCATTGGTGTATTTCGGAATGCCTGTCTCTTCGTCAGAAAATCTTTCAAAGAGTTCCATCAGCTCACGCAGTCCGGACGTTACATCGGTGAAAGCAATTGAATCGACTGCATCCCTCGGGGCCACGTTCCCCTTGACATACCAGGTTTTCCCACTGTAAACGGTGAAATCATTTTTCATGCGCTTTGTGTCAAGACGGTCAATATTAACTCCAACCATCCCGTTGCCGGAAAGCGCCTTATTGTCAATAATCATGCGGGCGGAAGAGTTTATCATCTTCTGGCTGTCACGCATTGCCTCAGCCACGCCCATGCCGTAAATGACGTGAGGACGCTTCTTATACGGGCAAACAAAGAAAGGCCGGTGTCCAATGGGATTGACGCACGCTTTAACAACGATCCCATTGCCTCCCAGGACAACAAGCGCCTCAATTTCATCTTCCAGGTCTGTACCGTCCGGCAACTCCACGCCTGCGTCTGCTAACATTTCAGCAGGAACAAGCCCCCAAAATTCAAGGGTGCTAACGCGGGTATCTTTGGCCCCACGTTCCCCTGTGAAATTATCGGCAAGTTGAACATACCGTTTGTCGTCGGTATCTGTGGTAGTCGCTCTCCGGGCCGCTTCAAGCACATTCTCTTTGATATACCCGCCCTGATATGCAAAGCGCCGGAACTGTGCGGGCAAAAGACGCTGGAAGTGAATCTCGCCAATAGAAGCGGCCGGTGTCTTTGCGTTCAGGTCAACGTAATATTCCCACAATGGAACGGGGTCTATGACCGGAACCGTTTCCGTGTATGTCTCAATGACATAAGGGTTTACGTCCGGAGCTACTTCACTCGCGGGAATGCCGCCAACCATGCGCTGAACAGCCCGCTGCTTTTTCTGCGTTTCAACAATGGGGCCTTTAAGTACCGCTGTGCCAAGTATTGCAAGCTCTAAGACGCTTGTGTCATATACCTGGTGAATATCAATAGCCTTGAAGTGGTCTTTTAGACGATCCTCAGAAGTTTTGACAATTTCCTTAATTTTCGTTGCGTCAAGACTAAGCTTCTCGGTATTAATGGCCTTCATTTCAAATGGGATTTCAACACCATTGCCGAATAAAACGTCGGTTATTTTGGAGTGGGCCGTATGGCATTTCAACGTGGTGAGCTTTACGAAAACCCGGCTGCGGTTAGCAGCACCTTCGGTCTTTTTCTTCCAGTTAAGGCCGGGCTGATACTGGCCCAGGAAGTTATACCAGCACTCTTCCCAAATTGCTTCCCAGGGTAAGCGAGACTCTTTGAAGGAATTGAAAATATCCTGTACATAATTCGACAATGCAGATCGTCCAGACTCCGCGCTGATTTTGGGTTTTGTAGCATCCTGAATTTCGTTTTCCTCTGTCATCGTTGGCCCTCAGTGCAAAATAGCACGCTGTTAGCAAGTAGAATACACACTAAACATATGCAAATCAAGAGAAATTTTTTAATACCCGGTTTCTGGATCAAAAGGCTGATATCCCTCGTCCTCTCCGAAATCATCAACTTGTTCGTTGTTTCTGAAGTCTGAGGCTATCGGCTGCGCGAAAGTCATATTGTGGGCATCTGCAATATTTGGAGATGAAACACCGCGGCGACGCATATCGTCTTTGCTTTCAATAATGATTTTCCCGTCCGATGTTATTTTGTACCTGGGACTCGTCAACTCACCAACAAGATCGCCGTCCTCGTTATCCCACAAACGGCCCCGCCTCATTTCGAGCCACGTTCTCATATTGCCCCATAGCTCGTCACGCAACCTACGGAAATTCTCGGCGTCATAGGCCGGAGCCTCAGCGACGTTCACCGGGATAATTTCACAGAAGGAAAGGCCCACTTCTTTTACGCGGTCATAGACGCCAGCGCCCAGGCCGATAACGTCAATGAAGATCGCTTCCGGTTTTTCTTCCCTGGCCAACCGGACAATATAGCCAGCGACTTCCATTGTGCTTTTGTTCCGCATCATGTGGTATGGCTTGAAAATATCACCTTGCCGAATTGCTATCACGGTAGCATCGTCACCGTACCGGGCAATATCGCAGCCGAACACTTTTTTATAATCGGACTGCGGGGGGACTTCCCGGACAAGGGCATCGGTGGCTAGATCGTAAGGAATGTAGCTATCACCATCTTTGAGAGGAAAATCACCTTTGACGCGCACCCGGTAGATATTTGAATCCTTGCCGAACTTCTTTTCTATTCGTGAAGCATAGCCTTCTGGAACAATGGGCGAATCCAAACACGACCAGGTTAAACATTTGTAGAGCGCCCGATCCTTTGTGTGGGAGCGATAGAAGTTTCCTTCCAGCTTCGTAGGGTTTCCACACATTAATTCTCTTGTTTCAATGCGTCCGTGTGCGCCTTCCTGGACATCGAATATTTCATCGACGATACCCGACGCCTCGTCAATTACTCGGAAAACATAATCGGCATGGATGCCCTGCAAGGCGTCAGGATTATCTTTTGAGGCTGTTCGCGCAACGGCAAACCATTCGCCAGGGTGGGCCTTGTGAAAGAAGCGCTCCCGCGTCCATTCAAATAACTCCCGAAAAGACGGGTTCGATTGCCTATGCCATTTGGAAAGCTCAGCCCAAAGAACGTCATAAAGCTGATGCTTCGACGGAGCCGTGCAGGGTATCTTTGGAAACGGCCGGCAACTCATATAATGCAGAATGCCCCAGGCTTGAACGCCAGACTTGCCGGTTCCGTGTCCTGATTTCACTGTGACGTTTTGATTTGTGTCTAATAGGGTGAGGGCATCACCCTGCTGATCCGTTGGGGTGACTCCGATAATATACTTTACAAACCCAACCCGATCATCCCAAAGTTCTCTTATCGTTCGGTCAATCAGGTTCGACGTTTGAATAATACTCAACAGTCAACTCCCATACCAGGCGGGTTCCACTCCGCAGCCATGCGCTCAATAACGGGAATAAGATCATTATGGCCCCATTCACGCGCCCGCAAGATACATTCTTCTTTTGGCGTATTGACGATATGAAAAACACAGGCCCACTTACGGGACTCCCATTCCTTGCGCCGAGCCGCCGTGACGTTGCAGGCATCAAGAATAACCTCGCTATGACCGGCCTCAAAAAGAGCATCCACCATAACGTGTGCGACGGCCCAAACCATCGGTTCAGACTCCGCCCGCCACCGGCCACCATGCAGCGCCAGGCGGATCGCGTCAGGGCTTACAATCGGAAAGCCCATGCTAACAGCCAGATTGCTTTTTCCTGAACGCGGCAGGCCAACCATGATATGTAAATGATTCATCGTAATAATCCCCGTGTCTGTTCAATAAGATCGTCAAGAGACTTGACGAAAAAAGCGATTCCATTGTTCAGGCGAACCAAACAGGCAAACTCTTCCTGGGCCTTACTAACAGACTCCCCGTTGGATTTGTTCTCAACCGAAATGAACTGGCCCTTAGCGGTCATGCCGATCACATCCCCGGATCCGATCTTGCCGAAACGCACAAAGCGGCCTCCGCTTTTCAACATCCCGGTATTATTCCGCCATACAAAACAGCCCATCGTTTCCAGATAGGCGACATACTGCTGATTGGTTTCGGTTTCGGTGAGTTTCGCCATTATTCAGCACCCGATTTGAGCTTCAAGAGCTTTCCGTCTTTAACAGCAGCAGCTTCAAGGGCCTTCTTCTTTGCCTCTTTTTCCCTCGCCATTTCAGCCGCTACACGCTTTAAAGATTCTTCGTGGTCAATTCCCTTGCCTTTATCTTTGGCGTTGCCAGGATCGCGCTTATCGGCCATTACCTTGTGCAAAGTCATTGCGTTGATCTGAGAAATCGCCTTGACGCGAACATCCATAGAAATAGGCTTTTCGATAATGTCACCCGACTTCGGGTCGAATTGACAATCCTTGACCTTCCCATCCCTGATTTGTTCCAGGTAAAAAAGGTTATCCCTGTAGGTGCGCTTCGTATCCTCAAGGTGAGACTTCATGAATACAGGATCAGTATTCAGAGCATTGTCGAAAGTGGATTCCTTCTTCTTCTCTTTTTGAAGTTTCTTTTTGTCGTCAGCGTCGGATTGCTTTTTCATAAATTATTTCTTCTTCCGCTTTGGATTAACCATCTTAACCAGGCAATCAAAGTAATCGACGCCCACTATCTTATTTTTTTTAATGTGAAGCCTTTCAGCGTAATTCGGAGCGCCCCAGGTAAGAATAATCTCTTTATGATTCCTTGAATACCCGCGCAGGGTGGCCTTAATAACTCTCGCGCCGTCCTTGTCGGCATAAATCCTTGTGGCCCTCTTAATCATGCCCTCTCCGAGCGAAACAGAATGTACTACGTCGCCAATCTCAAACTTATTCGGTGTTCGCGTGCATTGCTTTTTCATGGTTTAAATCTCCTTTCAAAAAGTGGTTAGTGAGTAAATAGCTTGCTAATTGTGAGATATTAAACCCGAAGATGAATAAAATCAAGCTGAAAAATTTTGGCGGGATTTTTTGAAGGGAAGGGAAGGGCAGAAAAACAGCTTTGAAAAATACAGGCAGGACTCGGGGAAGTGGGACTCCCAAGCGCCAGGGGCACAGGGGGGGGTGGGGTCTATTGATGATCGACTTTTCCCGGCGGCATAATTGAAAAGGAATGGCAAAAGAGGCGGCAAAAGCCACTATCGTCAACGATAACAGCCACATGCTAACAGCAGCCTAGCAGCTAGATCGTGTCGAACGTAACGCGCTGCTGATATACAGTCGGTGGCGATAAAGACAAAAAGCCATTGATATTAATAATATGCGCTATCGTACTGATTGAAAGTCTGATAAAAGTCTGGACAGACATGACAGACATGAATGAGTAGGGGAAAAGTATGGCACTGCCGACGATCCGCCGGGAAATATCTTTTTTGATCGACCAAAACATTTCAGCAATGCACGCTCGAATTTCAGATCATCGTTTGAGCCACTTCCCCCTAACCGCTTCTTAAAATATTAAAAGACCAGTTAGCAGTAAAGATCCATTTAAAACTGAAAGCAATTCGTTCACACTACACACTCCCCCTATCATCCCCCCTTATATCCCCCCTTCTTTCCCCCTCATTCGCTTTTTTAAAGATTCAATCACGTCTCAATCCAAAAAAAAGTAAAATAAATGAAAAATCTTGTTGACAAATTAGATAATCTAGCTTATCTTTCCTAATAATTAGTGAGTAAATCACATACTAATAGGAAAGGAAACAATCGGAATGACACAGGAATCTTTACAGGCAATGAGTGTAGAGCAGTTGAGAGATCATGCCCGGAAAAACACGAATCTTAAGAAAACGGCAATCGTTTTCATGAAAAAGGCTGATCTTATCCAAGCAATCCTAAACCCCGAGACCCTTGAACAAATCCCTGCTAACACGGCCAATAAACAGCAGCAGGACGGCCAATCCATTGACTTGGCTGCGGCCATAGCCAACGCATTACAGGGACGTTTACACGCCGGATTAGACGAAAGCAGGGTAAAGGAAATTATTTGTGACGCGCTTCTCCCATTAGAGGAAAACCTCACGGAAAAGTTTTTACGGAAAACAGCTTTAGACTTGCCGGCGCTGCTAGACCTGGTTAAAAAAATGATCGACGATGCTACCAAAGATAACGTCAAGACCATTCAGGTGGTCAATACCGAAACGCAAGAGAGAAAAGACTTAGGTATTCAGCATTTCCTTTTTGAGACTGCGTTGACAGTGATTCAGGGCGGCTGTAACCTGATGCTCGTAGGGCCTGCCGGTTCGGGCAAAACTCACATGGTCCACGCAATAGCCGACGCATTAAGCATCCGATTCATACCGCAATCGGTTACGTCACAAACCTCCCTATCGTCGCTTATGGGATACATGAGCGCCTCTGGAGCATATGTCAGCAGCCCCTTTAGGGATGCTTACGAGAATGGCGGTCTGTATCTTTTAGACGAAATAGACGCCGGTAATGCGAACGTGATAAGCGCCTTGAATGCAGCCACTTCTAATGGCTGCTGCCTATTCCCGGATAACACGTTGATCGAAAAACACGCCAATTTCAGGATAGCAGCAGGCGCTAACACATACGGACGTGGAGCAAACCGTCAGTATGCAGGACGCAACCCGATAGACGGTGCTACTCTTGATAGGTTCGTTGTGTTGGATATGCCCTACGATGAGGCCCTTGAAAACGCGTTGGCTACTAATCGTGATTGGTGCCGTGAAGTCCAGAACATCCGTAAGGCAGTCGATTCAATGCCTGATATTAAGCACATTGTTTCGCCCCGCGCCACTTTTGCGGGTTCTAAGCTGTTAGCAATGGGAATTGATCGGGAGACGGTCAGAGAAATGACGATCTGGAAGGGCCTGAATGCAGAAACAAAGGCCCGCATTGTTGCGCAGGCGGGTGTATAATCATGGCAAACGCGAGACAAGGCGCAAATAGGCGAAAGCGGGCCATTATCCTGAACGGCAATGACCATTATTATGAATTTAACGGCACTATGGAATTGTTTGACGCAATCAAAGAAACGCCTGCCGAAAATCGTTCCCGTGAAGAATTTCGTCATGATGATTTTTGCAAATATACATGGGCTGAATGCGTACAGGGATTAACGGAGGGGTGGCGTGAAGGTACTCAAGAAATACAGGACATAGTCAGTAAGATTCAATCAGCAGAAGGGGCGCACCTTGGCGGGCATGATATTGAATACGACGTATCCGGGGACTTTATTGATATGGGCGCTTTTTTAACCGGCGAACCTGAATGTATGGGCCGGATCGTGCCGCGAGAAATCATCACAGATGAAATTCACATATTGGTAAATTCAACGTATTCATGGAATGTTACGCAGGAAACGATCAAAACGCGCGGCGCTGCAATAACGGCGCTGATCGAAAAGCTCATGGATAATTACGCAGTCAAGCTGTCGATTGCCATTAGAGCCGCTGCGCACCACGCGGGGAAAAATATAGAAGTGGTTTTAAATATTGACCTGCAAAACGAATTTAGCCGCGACGTTATCGCATTTTGCGCCGCACATCCCGGATTTTTCCGTCGGATCATGTTTGCGCTTATGGAGATGGACGCAGGCAAACCGAATTTAAAAAACACCGCTTATGGTATTGTCGAAGATTCCAGTATTATCCTGGATAAGCTTCGCAAAAACGGCGTGAAACATTATTACTTTAACCGGGTTATAGGCAACGACGAAACGTGGAGTTCACCGGAGGCGGCGCTCCGGGAAGTAAACCGAATCGTTGAAAGCCTTAAATAATACCCATGCTAACGACCGAAGTGAGCCGGAATGGAGCACAGCGGAATGATCGGCTCTAGTGAGCTGGTTATGCGATTTTATAATTTAAAGGAGATTAATATGCAACACAAAGAATTTAAATTGGTAATAGTTGACCCACAGCCTACATACATTGAGAATAGTGGGAGGTGGCACTGGCCATTACCGGAAAAGGCGAGGCATGAAGTTTGTTGCACGTCGGTTTGTTCAGCGAGTCGTGAGTGGTGGGAATATGCGCCAAGCGAAGCTAAACCACATCCATTTGCCGAGGGGGTAAGATTGCGTGACGATGTTTGGTATTGGTGTGTTCCAGTATAACGATTAGTTCACCGGCAAGCGGCTAGGGAGCGACGAAATGACAGATACCACGAATGATGCAGGGAACGCAAGTCTTGAACATGCCACGGATACCGCGCAGTCCGAGTGCAACGGCTTGTTATATTCGGTTTTGATGGGCTAGACAATGAGAATTTTAGTAGCCTGTGAGTTTTCGCAAATAGTGACGAAGGCATTTAGGGACAAAGGCCATGATGCTTTTTCGTGCGATATTATACCAACTGAGGGAAATCCAGAATGGCATATTCAAGGTGATGTGTTGGAAATATTAGATGATGGTTGGGATATGATGGTTGCTCACCCACCATGTGACAATTTAACGAGCGCGGGAGCTGTGTACTGGCCCGAGAAACAAAAAGATGGAAGACAACAAAAATCTATCGAGTTTTGTTTGAGCCTTTACAGCGCACCCTGCGAGAAAATTTGCATAGAAAACCCAGTAGGAATTTTATCTAAAAAATGGAGAAAACCAGATCAGATTATTCATCCTTATTATTTCGGAGAACCTTATTTAAAAAGAACGTGTCTCTGGTTAAAGAATATTCCACCGCTTATTGACACGAACCGATTAGAAAAACCGCAACCATCGGGGAGTTGCGTGAAATCTAATGGACGTAAATATAATTACTATTTTCATCAATCAAAAAATAGTCACGATCGCAGTAGAAGCTTTAAAGGAATAGCGGAAGCAATGGCCTCCCAGTGGGGGGGAGAATATAACGAAAAGTTGAGCCGGAGCGGTAGCGATCGGCTCTAACGGCTGGTTGGGATACAGCCACGGAGAAAGGACTTGAATATGAAGATTGATAGAGTTGATGTAACTTATGGAGAATTGAGGAGTGCTGGATACCCTTCTTTTAGCAACAAAAGAATTGAAGTGACTCTTGGCGCAAAGCTTGAGCAAGGCGACATTGCCAATGTTGTTCAGGATAAACTTTTTACTCATGCAAAGACCATTGTTAAAAAGAGGTTCGGTGATACGGATGCCGAACAAACAGAAATTGACATCCCATTTTAAGTAGCCCAACGCAGAGGTGAGCCGCACGGCGGACAAGGAGAACTAAACATGACAGATGACGATAAGAAAGTAAAGAGCATAGAGAAACCCGGCACGGCTTACGCCGGGTCGAGCTCTAGCGACTTGTTGTGCTGCCCTGATTGCGGGGGTGCGGTTAAATACTATCATTCATCAATAGCGCATGGTGATGGGATAACGCGCGTTGTGTGTCTAAAAAAATGCCAAGGTTGGAAGGTTCTGAAAGAAATAGATAGAAACTTTATGGCAGCTTTATATTGAAGCATAACAGAGCAATAAGTGGAAAATAAATTAACAAGCGTAATGAAAATACTACGTTGCACGGCACGGTAATTTATGAATTTTTAGTTTACTGGAGGTAAGGATGGCGCAAAGATCGATTGAAATAGGAAAAGTGAAAAAGCCGAGTATTCTGGAAAAAACACGGCAGCGAAGCATCGTGAAATTTTTAAACGCGGTGCCGATCTGAGCGGTGCCAATCTGGATTTTTCAACTTTTCCGCTGTGGTGTGGAAGCTTTGACATTAAAGCCGATATGAGGTTGGCGGCACAGTTATTGTATCATTTTTGCCGGATAGATTTCGGAGAAGGACAGGGGACGCAAGCAGCTCGTGACGCACAAAAGGCTATGAAAGATTTAGCCAACACGTTTCACCGCGCTAATGAATGCGGAAAAATAAAATAACTACGGGGATTTTATGATGGGTGGGAGACATTATAATCAATTCATTAAAAAGGAGGATAAATAGCATGGACGAAAAAATTATTGTTCAGAAAAACGAAAAATTCAACGGTCTGGAAATCAAGTTTCCATCGAAGCCAGAGGCGGACGTTTTGGCCTTCCTGAAAAGCAAAGGCTTTCGCTGGAATCGAAAAGAAGGCGTATGGTATCGCCCTTGGGATGATGTCATCGCTCAGGAAATGCGCGACAAATTTGAGGAATAGGGGGAGGTATATGCCACGGCGATACAACAAGAACAAAGACAGCAGGGAATTGCTCAGGCCGATGTTTGTCAGGGACGTGCCGGAAACGGCAAGGCATAAATTCCGATTGGCCTGCATGGGGGCCGGATACACCATGCAGGATGTTATCGTCGGTGTGATGAAATACCTGAACGATGCCCAAAAGGTTAAAGAGTTCATGGAATAACCTTGACAAAGGCATTAAAAATGCTATTCATCGGAGCATCTTAAATGTGAGGTGCTCCGATGAAAAAGTTTCTTGTTCTTTTGATATTAATTGCTTTATTTCTTCCGTATCAGGCCAACGCTCAGGGTGTTTTTGGAATCATCCGGGCCTACCAGTCAGGAGTAGAAGCGCGGCAGCAAGAAGACTATCGAGATGAGCGTTTGCTTCTTATGCAGGAAGAAAAGACACGAATTAAGGCAGAGCGGGAATATTTGGAGTCTCTTAAAAAGCAGATTGACCAGCAGGTAGGTTCGCAAGAAAGTGCTGAGCAAAAGGGGAAAAACAATAAAGCCGCATTACTGGCGGCGTTTAACAAGAACGTAAAACCCCGGATACTCCGTGTTCATCCTGACTTTGATGAGATTATGAAGCGTAAAACTTATTGGGAGTGGGCAGAATTACAAGAACCTGAGCTTAGGCGTTGCGCGCTTGATTCTCCTGATGCCGCTGATATTATTCATGCTATCAGTGAATATAAAAAGGTGAATGTGACGCTTGTGCCAGTAAGTAAATAAAATTTTATTGACAATCTTAAAATCATTCGGTAGAGGTGGACCACTATAATTCGAAGCGGCTCACCCGCGACCGATATTCAGCGGTTTTTTTATGCCTGAAATATGGCGGGGTTGATAGGGCCGAATATAATATCCGCAAGGAGAATAAGCCCAGCCGTCTTCGAACGGTAGTTGAAACCTCGCCAACTCATATTTTGGCGAAACTACTAAATTCGAAGGAGGTTCCACCATGTTACAGAATCAAATCGTTCCCGTCGTGTCCGTTGTCAACAATCAACCCATTACCAACAGCCTGAATATCGCCGCCGTGTTCGGGAAGCAGCATAAAGATGTTTTAGAGTCTATCCGTTCACTTAATGTTCCGGCTGAATTTGATCAGCGGAATTTTCCGCCGATCTCCTACAAGGACACATGCGGGCGGGACCAAACCGCTTACAACCTCACCCGCGATGGATTCACGCTTCTTGTTATGGGCTTCACCGGCAGGAAGGCCATGCAGTTCAAGCTGGCCTACATCGAAGAGTTTAACCGGATGGAGTTAGAACTTCGCCGCCCTGCTAACACACTGGCCCTGCCGGATCAATTTATACCGAACAAATTGATTCCCTTCCGTGTAAATCTGGTCAGAGCGACAGCAAGGCCCAGTTGGATCATCTGCCCAGGCTGCGGGAAAACCAAATCTAAATGGGCGCTTGGTAAAAAATCCTCCGAAAATCCTCACGGCGGTTTTTGCCGGTGCTGTGTCCAAAAGATCAAAGACGGCACGATGAACCCGGAAATTGAAGCGGGCGCAATGGCGCTTTGGATGTTTCAAGAGCTTCGCCCGGTTGTCGGTAAGGTATTAAAGCAAATCGCGGCTAACGCATAATTTATTAACGTAAAAGGCCGGGGGAATTAACCTCCGGCCTTTTTATGGCGTTCCCCTTTTTCTGACATTTAAAAACGATTTGCTGTCTTATTGGGAATTGGGCGGAAATTGGGAATAAGAAAGCTAATTTTATTTACTCGCCATAGCAGCAATAACCCGCATGTCAGCAGCGGTCTTTGCGTCTGATTTATGCTCGTCACACACATAACTTAACCGAATATCCGACGCCTCACATTGCGAAACGCCTTGCAGGGCGCATTTATGATACCTCTTATTATGACAATTAAAGCTTATTCTATGCTCACAATTATTGCATTGTTTTGCAAAGGATGATGATTTTCTGTATTCATGTTTTGCTCTCCATTTTTTATAAACTCTCATCGTCCCCTTGTCCGGGCCTTGCTCTTCGCCAAAAAGATTAATCATGGTCTTTTCCCTCCCAAATTTGCCCTGTATTGATTTTAGGCATACATTCCATGCCGCAACACCTTAAAAATTGAACCTAGCACCATTGGCGCGATAAATACACGCCATTGGAGAGGTATTCCTTACGCCTTTTTACTGCTTCGCGCCCTCCCAACACTTTTTGGGTTCACGAAAACCATTTACGTTCTCTATCCGCCATTTATATTCGCCACTGTCCGTATTTTCTCTTTTCAAGCATTCCCGGCGACATAACGTGCAAAGATCGGCCTGCTTACCCCGCGTCACCACTTGACGAAAGATCAATTTTCCATCATAAACATACGGTGCTATGAACCCATTGCGGGCGCATTCAGCAAGGATCAATCCCCAGGTCTTTCGTAATACGTCAGGAATTTTGTTCACATAATCATCCCATCTCCCGTTGTTACCGGCTTTTTGATAGCTGCCAAGATGTTCAATAATTATTTTAAAATCAACACTATTTTCATAATTAACAGATTTAAAAATCCTCATTAGCGTCTGTTCAGGTGTTTCCTGTGGAATCACCAATGGCCTGAGATTCATCATGGAGTTCACGCTCTTTTTCTCTTCTCCATCTTTCGTTGATGGCATCGGCCTGACGTTCCTGTTCAACACATACCGACGGACGTTTTGAGTCCCCGAAACTGGCTGTAGTTCCTTTTGCCCCATTATTATTTCCCCCTTTTGTGACGGCATCAATTACCCATCTGCGGATAGTCAAATTATCATCGTTCGTTTTGTATTTTTTTTCGATTTTATAGTCGGATAGAAATTTGATTGCCTTATTGGTAATATCTTGGCCGTGATCTGCATTTAATCTCTGAACTTCATCTGCTGTTAAACGGACATTTTTATAATAAATTATTTTTTCAGGCTTAATAATATCTTTATCTTTAGATAAAGATATATTCTTATGTGTTTGTTTGTGGTCGTTTGCTGGTCGTTTGCTGGTCGTTGGTTTGTCGCTTTGCTGGTCGCTTTGCTGGTCGTTTATAATTTCATCTTGCTGGTAAGTATCCCAATTAACAATAGAAATGATCGAATATTTGTTGGTCGTTTTGATGGTCACATTGCTGGTCGTTTTTAGCGTAGTCAGGCAGGTGCGAATCTCTCTATCAGTCATACCAAGGCTTTGGGCGGCGCTGTGCCGCCCAAAGATAAACTCACCGGGCAAAAGACGCACTACCTGGTAACCAACGATAGCATCATACTCTTTATGTGATGCCTTCAGTAGACACCATGACCAAAATGCCCACAATTTATGATTCTTTATCCATTCAGAATCTAAAGACTTACGCCATAAGCGCACATATCCACGGAGCATAAAATCAATCCTTGTTTTCTATTTCTATTACCGTTGATTCGTTTTCTGGTTCGGATTTGGTGTGTAACGGCATGACGACGCTGTAAATTCTCGTAAAAGCCTTTGCCACGGATTCCTCGTAATTTGCCTTGCAAGCAACTTCAGCGCCATACGGGATTCCGTCAGCATCCGTAAACCTGAGAAAGAAAAAAACATAGTCGCCTTCCTGGGGCGATGAAAAAACGTCAATGAGTTTAAGTTTTTTCATTAACTGATTTTCTTTTTTAACTTCTTCGGTTTTATTCTCTTCGGTCATTGGATAATTACCTCACATTGGTTTTATGGGTTTCGATTGTTATAACGCCGGGCAGGGGCATACCGTCGTTGACCAAGCGCTTGATCTTCACCATGTCGAAATTAACAACGGTAAGAGGCACACTCTTGTTTGCTACCGCTGCTAACAGCACATAGGGGTTTTTAATTTCGGGGATCAAGACAGGCTTAAGTCCTCCCACTCCCTTAACTTTTGTTGCGACGGCAACGGGAGTAGGGGCCGGTGCTTCCAAAATATCCTCGATTTTGGTTTGAGTTTCTACGATGTTTTGCTTAGTGGAATCTAGGCATACCATTAGTGAGGATATTTTGGCCTCAATAACGTCGCGCTCATCCACTGACATTTCCGGGTTATTCAATGATGATTGAAGTTCGACAATTTGCTCATTTGTGCCAAGGCACTTATCAGCCAGGGCGTCGATTCTCTCCTGGGCCTTTTTCTGAGCAGCTTCTTTTTTCTTCCTGGCCGACTCCTCCGCTTTCCGGTTTTCCTCAGCGATTCGTTTTTGCTCGGCAAGCTGAAAATTAGTAATTTTGGTATTGTAGATATTGGTTCCTTCGATGACAGGATCAAGCTCGGCCTTTTCCTTGTCGCATATTTCCTGATGTGCGGCCTTGGCTTTGGCCTTCATCCCCTTGAACCATTCCGTGATCTTGTCTTTCAATGCGCGGCCCGCCCGGATATTGTCACGGGCATAAATTAAATCCTGCTCGGAAACAATTACCAAGTCCCTCGCATTTTGGACGAACAGAGAGACATCCTGTTTTACTTCTGTGGTCAACTCTTTTCCAGTAGTGACTTCAACTTCGTTCATGTTTATAATCTCCTTAGCTTCATAGTTATATTGCTCAATCATTTTTTCTCTCGCATAAGTTGTTTGTAAGTATGATAAATCTTCCATTATGTCAAAGCCTTAAACCCTCCTTTTCATTTGTTGGTGTGCGAACAACAACCCCAGGAAACAAGAAAAGTCAGTTGTGTCCGCCTGTTGAATAAATTTGTAATTTCCTCCGTCCTTGGGAAGATGCAGCACATAGCGCCTCATGTGCAGCGTACCCCTTTTGACATCCTCCCGGTAAAGCTGCTCATACCCGGCCATTTGAATGCCCGCCGTGTCATACCCGCCGGTTTTAATATCCACGACGGAAAGATGTCGATCAATGGTACAGATCAGGTCGGGTGTTCCTGCATACCGATATTTCGCTGAATATAGCGGCTTCTCGATGAGATGAAAAATGGGGGAGCAATCCTTCTTCCATTGAACAAACTCAGCCAGGGGATGATATAGGGATGGATGCAGGGCATTATAATCAAGCTCTCGGCCTTCTGCTAATACCTTGACCCCTGCATGAGCAGCCGTTCCAAATTCTCCCGCTGCCCGGAACACTTCGGCATTGATCGTCAAGCCGGTAAATCGGTTCGTAAAATACTTGGCCCCATAGACGCTTATTTCCATCCATTCATTGATAACCTGTGTCACGGATGGAACCGGCTTTCCTTCCCAAAGATATTCATGTGTCGATTCGTTGAATGTTAGCATTTATCGCCATCCCTTTTCTTGCCGTAAATATGTGAACTCTTCTGCTTTAGATAATCCAATTTGTCGCAATGAATACACTTGTCTACTGCCGACTTTATTCTTCTTAATGATTTTGCCGTCCTAAAAACATATCTTCCACAAACGCACCGGCAAACCCATCTATCCGTTTTTTCTGCTGACAAACCAATAACCGTTAGCCATCCACTTTTTAATCCCGTAATGTCGAACGTGTTTTGCGTGGGCCAGCGCAAGCGTATTTCGGGGCAGACCTCTCTTTCGTCATGGCAACTCGGCCTTATGGTTGGCTCAAAGTGCGTCCCGCCGGAAACAACACGGGCAGCTATTTTGTTGATTGGAAGTAAATGCGCGTCCATGCTAATCCCCCGGCTCCTCTCTTCCCCAAATATTAACCGTCACCCAATCAGCAAAGGCGGCAAAAATTTCTTTTTCCCTTCCACAAGCCCTATCAATTTTTGCTTCCAGTGGGCTTCGGTTATTAAAAAAGGAAAAAGTCAAGCCAGTTTCTTTCTCAAAAGACTTCCTGATTTCATCAGTTCCTAATGCCCACTTTACGCATCCAATGAATGCACCGATCATTATTGGCTCATACATGAGCGCCGGTTCTTCTTTCATTCCATTAATGGGAATCACGTAACCTCCTTGCTAATATTTTTGCTTTTTTCCAAGAACCGAAACGCCGAAGATATGTGTCTGAGCATGGCTTCCCCTGCTGCAATTCATCGAATCTTTTGCCGCTGATGTTGGGCAAATATCCCCGCAAAATTGATAGTAAATCAGAATCAGTGTAGTGCTTCGGCTGTTTGATTATTTTCCCTTTCGGGTGTCCCGGCGGCTTGCAGATCGGAAGATAATCTTTTCGTGCGCGGAAGTTCTTTTTGAGGTCGAACCTTTCACAAAGCTCATCAAAATATGAATGGCTTATTTGAAGGGCCTGGGCCGTAGCCTTTCGGCTATAGCCCATGATAGCAAAACCCTTCACGACATCACGAAACGGTTCCTTAAATTCATTTCTGACTTGCCGTATCTTCGTCATGGCCCCATCCTATCCATTAAAAGGGCAGGGCTTCTGCGTGTTGCCGCAATTCACAGAACCGCCGTCAATCCACTGAGAAGATGCGCAGGTCTGCGGATCGCTGGTGCAATCACCAGGAACGTCATTATTGGTGGGTGAATTTGTCCGTGCGGGCAGCTTGCGAAGATTCTCAAGGGCCTTGACGCACCACTTTTCGGTTGCATAGGCTATTGATTTAATCCACTTCTCTTTTCCTTTGTCTCCAAAAATGGAAATGGATTTCAAAAGCTCCTGACGCTTTTCCATATCCGGCTCGTATGCTGCCAGTTCTTCTGTGAGCGCCGTTTTAACGTCACGGCTATCAGTGGCGGCTTGTGTCTTTTGGGCAGCAGGCTTTTCCTTGATAGAATCTTTAAGAGAATCCGGTGCAGTGGAGTTGCCTGCATTTTGCGCCTGGAACATTTCTTCATCAGCATAAAGTCCTGCTAACTTTTGCGGGAAGGCTTTTCTGAAAGCCAATGCCTCGGCACATTTTGCAAGCTGAGCATGAGGCATCTTGCGCCACATGAAGCCCATTTTTTCACCAGGATAGTATTCTTTCCATCTGGCGATACCGACGAATGGCCTGAGTATTCCTTTCCGGAAAACTTTAACACTGGCCCATTCAGGATAACCCTGATCTATTGTCGGGCCATATTCCGGCTCATCCTGGCCGTCGTATTCTTCTGATTCCAGGGCCGCGCTGCGGAAATAATCAATACTGCATTGAAACGTGAGCTTCTTTCCGCCCGTATCGCTATCATTCCTCTTGATAGGGAAAATCTTTCTATCCAAAGGATGAACACCGCGCCGGGCGCACTCATAAAAAAACAAGTTCAATTCTGCATCGGTTCCGTCAGGGAAAATGACACTTTTTACCAATTCTTTTTGTTCGGCGGATACAAGAGCGCCGCCGGTTGATACCGTTGTTAAATTTTTTGTTACCATAGAAGAAAACCTCCTTAGCGCGTTAAAGACATGCAATTAGTGTGTTTTTCAAAATAACGCTCCATTATCTCGGGGGCGATAAACCAATCGCCCCCGATCTTTGAAGCCTTGACTTCTTTACGCAGGCACATATTACGAAGTCGCCTGACGTCTAAGCTGTATTGCTCAGCCATGATCTTTAAAGGAATGTATTTCTTTCCCATTATTCCCTGCCTCCGAAAATAACCTCCGGTTCCGTTTGCAGAGCCGTCGAGATAATGAGCTTCTCCGCATCCGTAGGTTCTTTTATCTCACGGACGATTTTCGATAACCGATCTTCGCGCAAGCCGGTTTGTGCGGCAAACTTCTCTTGCGTACCAAATTGATCGACAATCAATAGTTTCAATTTACTAGCCAATTTATAAATCCCTCCTTTCTTCTGAAAGTATTACTTCCGCCGACAAGGAATCGCTGATTTCGCTCAAGATAGATTGCATTCCGCATACCGCGTCAGCACTTAACCCGGATCGATTATTCCCAATCGCCTCAACTATAAACGCCACCTTGTTTTTCAAAATAACTAAACCGTCATTCATCTGTTTCTCTTTACCCTCCTTATCAAGATTATTGAAATACTAATACTGCGTAATTAAATGCACAGTAGTTATATATCC